AGCAATTGTGCCCGTATTGGCTTTTACTTGATAGCCATTTACCAGCGCAGCTAGGAAAGATTCGAAGCTGAAGCCTGCTGATGATGCATTAAAGTTTGTGATAACTTTTGTTAAAGTTTTATAGAATACAAGGTAAGAGATAGCTTGGGAAATTCTTTTAGTTCTTTCGCCGCCTGCTTGAGCCTCAACCATACTAATGCCATTCGTGTAGAATTGTGAGACACTTCTAATCTTCGTGGCAAAGTCAGAACCCTCAATATTACTTAAGTAGCCTTCCAGTAATTGTCTTTGTGGTCCTTTGATCTCTGCTGCGTCTCCATCTCCGGGTGTACGCACATCTGACCATCCAATTTCTGACACCTCTATATTAGGGATCATTTTAAGGATCATTTCGATTGCCTCGTCATCGCTGGCCGCACTTATATTGGGAGCCTCTTCGGTTATTGTTTCTGCGGATTCTTCAACCGCTTCTTCAATCATGTTGATCAAAGTTTTTATATCAATCTTTTTAGTTTCTTCAATGAAGTCTTTGTCAATCACGGCGCCCAAAGAGGGAGCCTCTTTCTGTTCTCTAACTTCAACAAACATATCTTTCAAATAATCGCTCATGTATAAAACCTCATATAATTTCGTCAGCAATGCCTAATTCGACCGCTTCTTCTGCTGATAAATAGACATTGACTTTGCGTTCCAGCATTTTTTTAAGTTTAACTCTTGTGAGTTTGGTTTCTGAGATGAGAGCGTCACAGTACATATCCTGCAATTGCTCAATTGCTTCCATCTCATTCATCATATTGTGAAGTGAACCATGGTTGCCACCCATTACCGAATGTATCATAATTCGACAATTCTTGCCTACCTGTCTCTTGCCTTTGGTTCCAGACGCTAACAGTAGTACACCGGCTGACATCACTTTGCCAAGACCAATTGTTTGAATTTCTGTGGTGTCTCTCACGTTTCTAATCACATCATACATAGCAAACATATCATCTGCATTTCCACCATATGTTGATAGGTAGAATTTAACGCCCTTCCTATCTTCTGGCTTCGACTCTAAATTCATCTCGTTAAAGAATAACACACTATGGATGATTTCAGCTATCTTTTCTTCGTGAACATCGGCAAAAAGGCCCACAATTCGCAAGTCGGGCTCCTTGGGGCCCCCACCACCTGCGCTTGGATCTAGCAAGATGATTTTTGGTTCTTCCTGCATGTTTATCAAGTTTTTTATTTTCTTTATCATAATAAGCCCCTCTTAGTATTTAGGTCATCCAAGTATTTCATAGCAGAATCCCAGTCGTTAAATTCGATAATCGTTGAAAAATGTTCAGGTATGTCTTTTAAAATCTGGGACACTGAGGATTTTTTGAAAAACTTTATATCATTGTCAATCAGTAGCTTATAATTGTCTACTTGTTCGCTTGAAGCTTCTTTCTTTTCTAGTTGATTGGCTCCGAATGATTTGACATATGAATAGTTTTGTAGGCATCTTGCCAATATCAATAAAGATGCGACCACAGAACTTTGCAACAATAGGATACTAGCTTTAGCATTCTTGTATGTCGAGAACGTTCTATGGGTCACATACCCAAATAAAAATACCAAAACGTATAGTAAAAATTCCACTTTAACCTCTAAAAAAAATAACCACTAAAGACAAGCTCTAGTGGTTATATTATAATAGCTTAAGATTGATTTGTCAATTTATTTTGTTAGTCTTTTCATAATTCTTTCAGCAAGAGCGTCGACCATTTGCTCTTTCTGGTTAGTTACCTGCAGTCTCTCTGCGACCCTGCGTGCAACTTCAGAAACCAGATCTTCGTCGGATTCTTCCAAGTTCTCATCTGCTTCCATCATGTCGACTTCATCATCGGCAGCCATTTCAAGTTCATCACCCCCTTCCGGCTCCAATTCTTCTTCGTCGTCCATTCCCATTTCGTCTCCAGGCTCGTCCATTGCGGCCTTGAGCTTGTCAGCTAATGCAATGATTGCAGCAGCTTCATCATCTGACAAAGTCATTTCGTCAGCATCACCCATCATATCATCACCCATCATATCTTCAGCATCGTCCATCATATCTTCAGCATCGTCCATCATATCATCGCCAGCATCGGCGTCGAGAGCGAGTGCGTCTTCTTCCTCTTCGGGGCCCATATCTTCTTCTTCCAAAGATTGGTCCTCATCCTCATCATCTCTTTTATAAATTCCGCCCATCTCTTGAATTTGATCATCACCAACAGTTGTAATGTTAGCAAGTTTCAAAAATTTGCGGATCTCTTGTTCGTTTAGTAAAGTCTTTCGAGCCATTATGTAATCTCCTTAAGCTATAAAACTCAGTAATAAATAGTGCAATATATTCTATATTTCCTTAATTTTCAAAAGAACTTAATATTTTGCTGTTTTTAATTTTTAAAAGTGCTTTCGTTTGTATCTGTTTAATCCTAGCAAACGATACACCAGTCCGGTCTGCAATCTGCCTTAGTGTCATTGGTCCATTTTCGTGAACTGCAACGAGCGTACAATTTAGCTCGTTTTTAAAATCTATCCACAGGCGGCAGTCTTTATTGGGGCACTCAATGTTCATTTTCTTGCAGGTTCTCGAACAAAAGTTTAATCCATCTTTATGTTTCATAGGTCTGGATGCCCTTCTTCAATGATATCAAACAGGTTAGAAATCTCTCCCTCGCTAAGTCCGAAGTTCTGTAGTTTTTCTTTCCCCTGCTCGATAAGCTTTTTTGATTTTTGTTTTCTTGTTTTTGATTGTGGCTTTACATCGTCGATATAAGATAAGATCCTATCATCGTTGTTTAGGTATCCCGTTATCATACTTCTGAAAAAATCTGATTGCCTTAGATTATCGTGCTTGAGTCTGATTGTCAGTTGAGCATGTCGGTGATCATTCTCAGTAAACACCACTCTTTTTGTAAGCTTTCCATATTCAATATCATTCGACATTACCAGTTCCTCGATAAAATATGTGTTTTACTCTCTGATAATCCCAGCGACGTCTGGACAATAAATTCTGCTTTGGCGTGTAGCTCCGGTAGGGTCCGGGCGCCTGAATATGAGAATCCCGATCTAATCCCCTTTTCAAGATCTCTCAGAATTGCTTCCACAGGGCCGCGGTATGGCACTCTACTAGCAACACCCTCGAAAGAGGAGTACTTTCCTCGCCAGTCCATTTGTGCTTCTTTAGAAGCCATACCTCGATAGCTCTTCCATCTTGAGCCATCTCTGCTCGTCAGTATCTCTCCGGGAGACTCGTCGGTTCCAGAGAGTAGAGAACCGACCATAACAGCATCAGCCCCAGCAGCCAGGGCTTTTACAATGTCCCCCGAATTCTTTATGCCGCCGTCTGCAATAATCTTGATATCCCTATCTGTCTGCGCGCACTCAAGGATCGTCTGCAGCCCGGGAAGGCCGTGACCAGTCTGGATCCGCGTTGAGCAAATCGAGCCACCGCCAATATTGCATCGAACCGAGTCTGCTCCCCAGTCCGCCAAGTCATTGATTCCCTCTAGAGTCGCGACATTGCCTGCCATCAGGTGCACATTTTCAATCTTGTGTAATTTTTTAATATTTGCCAATGCATCCTTCATTAAAATATGATGGCCGTGCGCTACATCCACGCACAGTATACGAGCGCCGTGCCTGATAAGTTCCGAGGCTCTTTCTAGATAGTCTCCAGAGATACCGACGGCTGCACCAAAAACAGGCGGTATTCTTGTTTTTTTATAGGCATTTTTCATTAAGTTAATTTGCTCTGGTATCGTGTTATACCTATGGATAATTGCGGTACCGCCGAGTCGACTTGTGACAATGGCCATATCAGTTTCTGATACCGTATCCATTGGTGACGCTATGATAGGTAACTTAAGTTTTAACTTGTCACCCAGGGCCGACGAAATATCAATTTCGCTTCGTGAGCGTATGTCTGAATATTGTGGCTTCAGTAGCACGTCGTCATAGGAAAGCCCGTTAGGGTATTTTTTAGTTTCTTGTATCATATGCTGCTCTCAATAAATTTTCTAATATCTTTAATGTAGTACCAGGTTTTTTCATTTGGCTTTTCTGGATCGCCAAGTACTCTAATTTTAATATTCCGGCTTGGGCCCCCCCGAAAGCTAGCAATCGTCGGGACACCATTGATTTTGATTATCTTATCTAAATTGCCTTCAACATCATCAACATTAAAAGCAAAGAAAAATAAATTCTTACTATCATCTTTGTATGATTCTGCTAAGTCTTGATAGTAATCTTTCAATGCGTGACATAGGTGACATTCTTGTGAGTAAAACTTCACAATGCAAGTTGCATTTTCAGAAAGCTTACCGTTTTTTAATCTTCTTAGGGTTTCAACCCCTATTCTCTCCACCATTTTTCATAACCTCTTTTATAATTTCATTTGCTCTGTTCCAACATTCAGGACAATAAAGCCTGACTGTGTCCTTGTCTTTTACGACAACATTCCAAGTTTTTGCCATCTCTTTACTTTTTTTATCAAACGACTTTTCGCAAGTCAGGCACATTTCTGGTAGTTTTTCAAAAAGTGCAACTTGGTTTGCTATCTTTGAACTGCCATCTGCCTTTTTTTGAGCCTTGTCAAAAGCCCTTCTCTGTTTGCGATTCACTTTTTCTTCCTTCTCTTCTGCGAATCGCGATACATTTTAGAACGCTGCATAAGCTCATCATGACCTATGCTGGGTTCTTCTTCTGCAAGCTCTTCTTCAACATTAACCTCTGTGGGTTCCTCTGGTTGGTTGGACTCAGCCTCGGCCGCGGTTTGGCTGGCAAGAGTGCCAGAGTATTGCTGCAGCGTGATAAGAGCACCTTCAAGTTGTGCCAGCGCAATAGAATGTTGAACGATCTGATCAACAGTCTCCGTCGACGCAGGCCTGTGATATAAGTCTTTAATAATTGCAAATCTCTCAACTGCTCTAGACTTGAGCCTTAAAATTGCTGATTGTAATACTTCTTCGGTCATCGTATACTCCTATCTGTTGATACCTTCTACTCTCCACAATTCATCGCCGCCATCAAATACTACGACTGCTGACGGAAATGGTGCGGAATTCTTACTGTCACCAAACTTTAGGCGACCTTTCACAAAGTGAATCTCTGATGCCTTCATTACATACTTGTGCCAATACTTGGTATCGGTTCGGGCCGGAATGAGCATAACTACCTTTGTGCCAGTTTTCATAGCTTCATTGTAACTTTTTTCGATCCACTTGTCAATACCTCTTCCGTAGGGAGGATTAACAAAGCATGTAAACCCTTCCCAATCTTTTTCTAAACCGTTCTCGGTTTTTGTAAAGAAGTTGGCACATTTGGTGTTGTGCGTACTTGCACAAGGATCCAAATCAAAAGGTCCAAATCTCCAATTCAATTTGTCAAAGAACTCTTGTGGGGTTGCCCAGTTTCCTGTCTTGGAGCTGAACATTGTCTGTTGTGTTTCTTTGTTCATTATATTATTGTTCCTTCTGGTGGTTAAAGTGTGGTTGATTAGATGTGGCACCTTTCTGGCGGTTATCATAAATCATCATCAGTTCTCCATTATCAATTGTCGTACTGCCGCCATCTTTAATGGATATCATGTGATCTGCTTCTAGTTTGCCAGTGTAAAGATCTAAAATAGAAATCTCTTCTCCAGTTCGTAACTTGCCCTCTTGAAGATAAAACATCTTGAGTCGCTGACTCGTAGTAAACACATCAGAAGAAGTTCTAACGTTGGCCAAAGTGCCATCCTCAAGTAGCGCTGCGAGATCTCTTGTTAAGGCGCGCTTGAACAAATTAAGGCTCTTTAGAAACGGAGTTCTTTGAGTATGTACTCGTAGCCAATAAGTGTAAGACCTCTCATGCTGATCTTTTTCTAAGACCTTAAGAGAAATTTGCCGGAACGCCTGATCTGTTTCTAAAAACCAAGCCATAAACTGCTTATGATTATCAATTTTTATTTCTTTTTTGTGGGAATTAATATAAGTAACCAAATCAAAAAGGACTTGTTGGAGGCCTTTCTCCAGCCTGTGTCGCTTAACCAGCTTAATATCTTTCGCGATAAGCGCTACGTCTTTCATTACCTCCGCAACAATACTTGTGGTGGTTTTTGATAACTCTGGTGTGTCTTCATAAAACGAATCCAATTGTTTAGCGCCGCATTCGGACATGTAACTGCCCTCTATCTTTAGTACAAGCTGTGCCAAAGCTTCTTCATGTTTGCGTTTGTCCAGGTCTGCTGCGGACATAGTCATTAGGTTTTCGAAAATCAATCTATTCTGTGGCTCATTAGCGGTGTCTCTGACAAATTTAGCCATGAGTGACCATCGAGCTTGACGATATTCTTGTTTGTTGAGGTGGGTTGATGTATTCTCTCTTCGAAAAAGTTCACACATCTCAATAATTCCGATTTTGCGGAATGTATAATACGTCAGCTTTTCTGTGTAAAGTAAGTCCTCTTGCTCTGACTCCGACAAATCTCTGAAATACTTCTTCTTTTTTCCTTTTCCGCGAGTAGTTGGATCTAAATCAGTATAAACCGCGAATTCATTGTTAATATATGCATTAAATGTGCTAGCACTGTTATTTCCATCTATGCTGACGTATTTGTGCCCTTCATCCAGCAGTGCTTTAAAGTATGTTTCGGATTCTGTATCTCTGATATCGACAGCACAGCGATAGCACGACTCTACCTCTGCGTTCATAATCTTATTAAACACTTTGCCGGCAAATACGGACTCCATGTACTGTTCTGCTGCTTTCTTCGTCCAGCCGGAGCCTCGCTCCATACCACCCCATCGCTGAAAGTTGCCGTCCAATTTAGTTTGATTATATTTCTTTCTAATAATGTGTAAAGATTCTTTAGTTTCTTTTACATCGTAAACGTCGTTCCCTTTCATGCGTTGTCTCCTTTTATGTTAAACATATTTTTTGTGTCACGTTTAGTCATTGTCTGTGCTCCCGAGGGCGCCTGTGCCCCTATCGCTAATTGTAATTGGACTTCTATACAGGTCTTCTGATACACTCTGCATTGTTCTAAAATGAACTACAGGGATCATAACTAACTGTGCGATCTTGTCACCTTTGCGAACATACTGGGTAGTAGAGCCTACATTGTGTAGATTAACAAACACCTCGCCATCGTAGCCAGAGTCAACAACACAGGCTCCAACGATCAACGAACGTTTGGCGGCGACTGAACTCCTGTTCTTTACTTCCAACATATAGCCATGGGGTACTCCAAACCGCAACCCGGTCGGAATCACCTTGCTCGCACCAGGGTCAATGCAGATTGACTGGTTGTCTTGGTCTGGTGAATAAAAAACATCAAGACCTGCGTCCGATGGGTTCGCTCGATCGGGATCGTGTGCGTTTGGGCGCGTCCGCACATACTCAAGAATCATTTTCGTCTCCTGAAAACATTTGGAAGTTTTCTACTACTTCGTCGATGTTTACTTTTCCTTTGAACAGTCGATATGCCTTGACTGCTGCACTAATCTCATCAGTGCTGAGCCAATTGTTCTCCTTAAACTCGGTTCGCAAATCTCTCTTCTGCTCCTTGTAAGGTTCCATTGCCTCTTCGATTGCTGCCAGTGAGCGAATATACTCCTTGACATAGCGTTTACGCTCTTGGTTTGTTGTAGCCATCAGGCCCTCCTATAAGTTCTTTATTAATATACCACACCAGTTCTGTGAAGTCAACAGGTTTTTATACAATAATTCGAAAAACTTGGTATATAAATTTTTTAATCAAAGCAGTCTTTTCTTCATCAGTTTCAGCTTGAGAAAAATTAAAATTATAGGTATTCTTGTGAGAATCTACTGTGCCCACGACCTTTTCGCTCTCGCGCTTCATCCAGCGAATTTGTTGGTCATAATTTTTTGGCACCGAGATGTTATACTTATCGGCGTAGTCAAGCAATAAATAATATTTTTTGTTCTCAAAGGCGTCATTGGCTTTTTGGAACATATTTATTCTCGACTTTATTTCGTCGTCTGGTAATGATTTATCTATTCGGTCAGGGTGAAGTTTGAGGGCAATCTGTTTGAAAAGTTTCGAGAATGATTCGTGCATAGCTATGTCATCGGACGTCATTTCGTACTCTTCGGCCCCCTCTGAAGGAGGATCATTGTGAATTACCATCGCCGTATCACCAACTGTATCTATATCGGTCTGATTATCAGCGTCGTCGTCAGCTATCTCTGGACGTCTATATAAATTGTCCAACCTCTCTTTATGGTTCTGATCAAGTTGGGAAATGTCTATATTGTGTTCAGCACAAAATTTGCGATAATACGCTTCGAATTCAGGTGCTGAGGCCTTTGCTGATTCTCTGGTATATTCCAGTTCGTCGTAGCAAAATCTCAATCGGGAAAGGGCGCGCCTCCACTTTAATTTTTTAGCAACGGACATGCTCTATATAGAACTATTCAAACTTGAAAGATACTCGTGTATCTATTATAAGCTCAGGAATATGCGAATAGTTTGCCAGGCCGTGCTTTAAACATTCATCGGCATCTAAAAACCAATCAGCGTGACCTTTCTCGTGCACAATATCAAGGAAATAATCTTTATGATGCCCACAGTTCTCAGCCATCATTTGGAAAATCTTTTTGTTTAATCGATCGGTTTCCTCGGCGCTGACCTTGATCTCTTCAACTTTGCCCCAACTCATCGAACTAACTTCGTGAATCATAATTGTAGCGTCGGGGTCTACGTAGCGCATACCTTCGTGTCCAAAACTAAACAAAATTGCGCCACAAGACATCGCTTTACCTTCGATAATAGTTGCAACAGGAATCCTGCTGTGTCTGATATTAGAAATCATTGACATTAAACTGTAGACTTGTCCGCCATAGCTGTCAATAATTATTGGCAAAACTGGTTGACCTGTGTTTTGAGCTTTTGAAACAACAGAAGAAAATGCTTTTGCTGTTGGTTCATCAAATTTGTTGATTCTTGCGACGATCGGTAAATCATCAAGAAGAGATGGTTCCTTAAGAAGCGGGCTGAACGTTTTGAGTATGTGCATTGGTTTTTTTTATCCTAACAGTTTAAAAGTTTTGCCGATAGCATACGTGGAAAAGCCCCAGTTCTGATCATATTTCAGTCGAGCCATATATGGTCGGTTAAGGTGTATCTTGTCCTTAGCGGGTTTTACGCCCCAACACCTTATCTTAGTTAGTTCGTTATTGGAGTCAATCACCTCAACAATCCAATAAAGCTTACCATTTTTTGTTTTTCTCTCGGCAACTTTGCGAGGAATAAACCAACAAACCTGCAGCTCTTCGTCGAATTCGGAGATTGGCGGAATATACTTCTCCTTTAGCCTTTCGACTGTATCATCACTGATAACCAGATTGATTGGAAAGACCCCAGTTAGATCTGATTTAAACTGAATGATTTCTTCTTCGGTAAAGTCACCCTCGGGGCGGTACAATTCAATATTTTCGCCGAGCTTTTTCAGGTTCTTGGGGCGATCCACAACGCAGGCAGACCAAAAGTGCTTACGTCCTGTGAATCTGTCATCAACCAATTGATCAAGGGCTCCACCACGACATAAGGCATCTAAAGATTTCTTATTGAGCTTTGAATAAGTAATGTTCTCGTTAAACAACATCTCTTCGGCAGTCATGATTGGACGATTAGCTAAAATCTGCTCGATGGCCGCGGAGCCCAAACCTTTGATAGATGTCAAAGGCTGGATTAACGTCTTACCATCATCGCTGATCTCCCACACTGTGCCTGACTTGTTTACATCAAGTGGTTCGATCTCAAAGCCATACTGTTTTGCAATATTGATAGCTTTTTCTTTACGGCTTTCTGGCTCCTTGTCCAAAAACGCAGCCATCCACTCAGCAGGATAATAATTATAGAGCCACGCACATTGATACGAAATAATTGAGTAGGAGACCGCATGTGACTTGTTGAAGCCATAGCCTGAGAAGAATTCAAACTTATCCCACAGCGATTGGGCCTCGTCTCTATCAATAGCTTTTGCAACGCACCCTTTGATGAATTTATCGTGAAGCTTGCCTTTCACAGAACCTTTGCCTGTGCCCTTTTTTGTAAGCACCTTGCGTAGCATATTTCCTTCGTCCAAAGTAAGACCACCCAGCTTATGTGCAAGCAATGCAATCTGTTCTTGAAAGATAAGGAAGCCAAAAGTTTCTTCAGTGATTGCTCTAGCTTCTGGTGTAAGATATTTGATGCGCTGTGGGTGTTCCTTTGCTTCTACATAATCATTATCAACTCCAGCCGAAAGGGGGCCGGGCCTAAAAATGGAGGTAATAGCCGAAACATCGATAATGTTAGTTGGTTTTACGCGAGTGCAAAACTGCTGGGCTCCATTTTCTGTAAACTGAAAGATACCGGCCCACTTACCTGAATGGAATATCTTTTTGTAAACTCCTGGATCGTTCATATCCAAAACATCAGGATGTAGATACTTTTCATAGTAGTCGCGCACTTGTGCGAAGCTTGGGTTTTCGACGTCATGATGACGGCGCAACACATGCTCGATGCACCCTTCCATCATCTTCAATGTCGATAAACCAAGCAAATCGAACTTAATGAACCCCATCGGTTCAAGGTGTCGAACGTTCTGACCCTCTGCCCACGGAGCTTGTCGAACACCACCCGAATTGATCAGTGGCATACTTTTGTCAAGGTTTTCAGCAATAACAACGCCGCCGGCGTGACGTGAACAAGAGCGAACCTGGCCAACCAGACCCTCAACATGTGTTTTAACTGCTGGATACTTATTAAGATACGTGCGAAGCGTCGGGGAGAATTCAATGACCTCTTCCCAAGTGGGCGCATACACACCAGCTTTGATACCGTGCTTGCGTTTAGCATCAGGTGTAGCTTCACGGATCATAATAGAGGTGACTGTGTTAACCTCTGTAAATTCAATGCCGTAGAGTTTCGATATATCTTTAATGAGAGACTTAAGCTGTAGAGTGTTCCAATTGGAGATCGGCGCAACACAATCGGCGCCCCACATTTCTACAAGCTTCTCTTTCAACGCCATACTATCAGATACATCGTAATCGATATCTGGGTAATCAGTTGCGTCGGAACGTAAGAAACGAGAAAACAGTAGTCCATACTTGATTGGGTCAACTTGCGTAATATTGAGAGCATATGCTACCAAGGAGCCGGCTGCTGAGCCGCGGCCCGGGCCAGTGAGCATCATTTCAGTAGCTACATCGGCAATTGACTTCATCGTGAGGAAGTATTTTGAAAAGCCTCTGTCATCAATGACGTTAAGTTCTTCGCGCAAACGTTGCACATATTTTGGATTTTTATGAAACCCTTTCTGCTTTAGACCTTCGAGTGCATAATTAACAAGCGCTTGAGTGGCTGTGAATCCTGCTGGTACAACAAATTCTGGCAGCCGCACTGTGTTGTCGGGCAGGAATTTTTCAATGCGCTGGTGGGCGATTCTGTGGGTTTCTTCGATAGATTTCAGAACAGTCGCGTCGTCATACAGGAAACCACTTGCTTCGGAGTATTCTTTGTAGCTCTTCCACATCTGATCACCATTCTTGGGATATAGTTCATACCCAATCTCTTCAACACCTTCTGGAAGTTGCGACTCTTCGTCAGCCCAAGAGGGCCGGCCTTTGCCAAGCCACCCTAGGCGCTTATAAAGCTCCCTGTCCTTCCAGGCTTCTGGGTTGGGATAATGACTATCGGCTGTGGTGATCAGCTCGACACCAAACTCTTTTGCGACTTGGATTACATATTGGTTAAGTTCGTGCTGTTCTTTGATGTTGTTCCACTGGATCTCTGCGTACCAACGATCACCAAAGATATCAACCATTTGACGCGTCGATTCGCGCATTGACTCAAGGACAGCTTCGCTGCCCTCTCCTCTGTTCTCCCAATAGTTGCCAGCATATACTCCACCTAGACAAGCAGACGATGCAATAATCCCCTCGTTGTACTTCTTCAATAGAGCATAATCAATGCGTGGGTATCGATAGAAGTTCTCAGGCTGGTATGATTCTGATACAAGCTTAAACAAGTTACTGAGGCCTGTTTGGTTTTGAGCCAACAGCACAAGGTGGCGCCGGCGCTTCAGAATACCTTGAGTCTTCTTGCTATCACCCTCATCCTCAACGGTAGCACCTGACTGTGCATCTTTCTTAATAGCGCGTGCCTTCTTCTTATCTTCCATTGCTTGATTATATGCATCGTGCCATTCTGCGATCGAAGGAGTGAAGTAAGCTTCGCACCCAAAAATAGGCTTAAACTCTTTGCCGGCCTCTTGCATCTTCTTTGCGTGAAGCACTTGATATGCAAGACCGTTCATGTTGCCGTGGTCGGTAAGAGCCAAGGCATCGCAACCATTTTGATATGCAAAATCCATATGATCTTGTGGATATCCAATAGCGTCGAAAATAGACCCCGCAACTGAGTGTGCGTGTAGTCCAACAAATTTAATTTTAGAATCAACTCGATTCATAAGTGCCCTCCTGAATGTTTCTAGCTTCTATAATATAGCACACCTTCTCCAAAGATGCAAGTAAAAAACTCTCTCTACATCCATTTCCTACATTTGTCACAAGCGATTTGCTTTCCCCGTCTATTTTGTTGACCACTTTCCACAGTTTATTGTTATATGTGAACAGGCCTCCTACTGGGATATGTCCGAGCGTGGTTTTTTCGATATCAAATTCAATCAACATGCGGTATCTTGTTGTGGAAACGAGGTTTGAGTAATTCTTTGTTTGGTATCACGATCTCATTGTTGTCACTAATCATTTTAACATAATTCTCCCATTCCCTGTTATCGAAAAAAAAGTTAGTATGTTCTCTGTGCATCTCTTTAGAGCTTAAGGGGGAAAAGACTGTCTTCAAATCAAATGAGCGCGCTGACCAGCGTTCTTCAAGGGGTAGCTTTTTAGACGGATATTGCTCGCCCTCCTCGGGGGGCAAATACTCTCTTGATGTTAATTTTTTTATATTATCTCTACATTTTTTATAGTCTTCTCCGTTCATTGTAAATGAGGTCGGCACTCCATCTAAAATCGTTTTGCTATTGTGTGAAATCATAAAACTCTTCGATTGATCAGTGATAATGTTTCGATTCTCCCTTATCGGTGTTATATCGTAAACTGACATCGGGAAGGAAATATAGAAATTGTGGGGCTTGAACCACTTTGAAATCTTGTAAGAAGTATACCAGGACATATAACATCCATATAAAATAGACCATCCATAAGAATCAAATCGATCGCGATGTTTGGGATTAATTGGAACATAATAAATTGGTATTTCCTTGCGGTTTTCTGAAGGAAATTTAGTGAAGGTTCGATTAAAGTATACCGGATCATACACCCACTCTCCGATGTGCTTTCTCAAAACAGGTGCCAAGTCGTCGTTGACAACGATCCATATCGTATTGCATCCGGCTATCGCGCATTCGTGTATGGAGCTTTGCAACATAGTGTAGTCTTTTTCGATTGGCATCAACAGAGGATCATATGGCAGTTCATAATCGTGTTCGATATTGGCAACTGGAATAATTCCAGCTAGATGTTTCATAAGTGCCTCAGAAGTCTATCGTATCCCACACAAGCCTCCGGCAAGTTTTCATAATAATCTTTTTTGTTAAACTCTGCAATTTTAATATCGCTGGTTTTTGATCTAATTTCGTGCTTGAGCTTACGGATTGTGCGATTGACGCTAGTAGCTCTAATCTTGTAGTGTTTGAGTTTTCCATTTGGTCCATATCCATTTGACGGGCCCTTCAAGCCTCTTACTTCCATCTCGTGTAAAAGTTTGAAACGAGCCATCGTTTCTGAGTAGTTAAAGTCTTTTATTTGTTCGGCTGTGAGCAGGGAGACTGCGCAAACATCCTTTACGGGTGTTCGGCCATCAATGCGGTCTGATGGATAGAACCACATTTCTTTTGTGAAACAGTCATCTGTCTCTATGAGATCAATTTGTTGCTTACCGCCTCTGTTGATTGCTATCCAATCATAGCATATATATTTGTCGAGGGCAAGTGTTTTTTCTATAACAAATCCCGATGCATTATTATCGTAGAAATAGTGACACGTGTTAAATTCTATTTCTGCTATTTTAGAATATTCATTTGAGCAGACTATCTTATTATCTATTTTTCGCAAAGATGTGCAAAGGTTCGATAAAGGACTCTTTGACTCAAGCGATAATATAAATAATAACCGTTCCCACAACAAAGTTTTAGGAATGCCAACGATAAGTTCTTCAGATGTAGTCTTTATCTTTGTTGGTTTATTGTCGAGCCCCACAGATTCGAGATCAAGTTCAGGGTCAAGATAGTCGAATCTAAACGGTCTATCATACTCAGAATACAATAAGGGATAATGATGAGTAAATGCAAATAAAACCGCTTCAAAAGAACTGCCAACAACTACGTTGTCATATTCATAATTCATCTAATATTTTTTTAATGTCCAAGCCAGCGCAATCAATTTTTTCCTTGCTAACATGGTAGTGACTAATGAAGCCGCTAAACTTACCATATTTAGCGCCCTGTTCATACCCCTTAGAAGTTGTACCGAATTGGTTTGTGGGTGTTTGTAAGGGGACACCGGCAGATGTGTTAATTGCTTTCCAGAGCGCTTTGAGTGCCTCAATTTGTTGAGGGTAAAACCCAGTAAAATCACCTAACTCTTCGCCATGTACACGGGCACCAGAAACAATTGGCCTTTCGCCGAAGCCGTTACGTTTATACCAATCTTGATACTTGGGGTAATAGGCGTTCGAGATTTCCACTCCGACCGAAGCTCGATTAACACGCTCTGAACCTGCGTGCCAAGCTCCGTGCTGCATATCCAACGTTTGGTAAATTGTTCCATCGTTGTCTATCAAGAAGTGTACTGAAATTCCTCGTTTATCGAGCACTGTTTGACAAGAACGCGATGATAAACACACATCCCAGTGGTTGACGAATAGACGAACACCCCTTTTAGGGCGGCCAGTATAATCATAGTAGGAACCTTTTTTAGTCTTCATACCTCCGGTTTCTGACCAGAGGACCACTTTGTCCCACTCAATAGAATGAAATTCTCCATTATAAACAATATAATTGGAATATTGACAGTCAGTCGGCTTATAGTCATCGATATCTGCCTGTCGCTCTGTCCAGATGCGTCGATATGTCATAGGGCCGCATAGGCCATCAGGAGATATCCCAGCTGTGCGTTGCCATTTTTTTATTGCCCTGACGAGTTGTTCGTCAAAATATTTTTGACCAAACCACGACGGATCCCAGCCTAAATTTTTAGCCGATGATTCATTATAAAAATTCTTATCAATACCCATATTTTCTTCTTTGGTGTGTTGGACAGGTTGCTTGTTACTACCTTGTAAATAGTCCCAAAACGTAATTATCCAATACCAAATTAAACGTATTGCCTCTAACATTTACTTCCTCTATCATAGACTTGTCTACTATTAACCAACTATCTTCACTAAGGGAGTCTGCAAATCTTACTTCTGAGTCCCATGATTTGACTTTAACGCAGACATGTCTCGCCTCCTCTTTCTTAAAATCAGCCGGAAGTAGGATTCCACTATCGGTCTGCGGCTGCTTGTCTGGCTCTACATCAATATGAACATATCGATTTAATGGTTTAAATTGCATTTTTTCTCCTATAATGTGCAAGTGTCGTTAGAACAGAACTTTGTTCCGGCGCCCTCTTCTTCAGTATCAATGCGCGTAATCGGTGTTATGTTTTTGATCAACTTCTCATACTGTTCTTTGGGGATCGGCTCGTATGGTGCCTGCTCGTAACCAGTTTCTTCGTATCTCAAAAAAGAAACAGCTTTAAGTCTTGACTCATACATCTCTAAAGCGTCCTTGATATTATCAGCTTCTTCTGGTTTGAATGTTACAGTAATCGAAACAGAATTATCGGCCCAGTAGTGTTGATACTGTGCTGCTATTTCAAGCTGTTCCCACATATTGACATCTCTCTTTCCCTTTATAAAATATGGCTCATGTACTGGGAACTCAACGCAAACTGTGTTGGGTGAGTAAACATCATCTTCAATAGCATAGCCCGCGCGTTTGAGCGGTTCAACTAATCGTGAGTCTTTTGAAAATCGAATTCTCCGAATATAATATTCATCTTCTGGAAAGTGAATTCCCGGTGTGGAACCATTAAGAAGCGAGACGGTTCCCGATGGCTTAATTGACGTAGTACGGATCGACTTGGGGATGCAGAGCCAGTTTGAATATTCCTCATCTAAATCTTGAATAAATTCATAAGCTTTGTCACACCACTCATACATCTCTCTGCGACCGTGTTTATTGAAAGCCTGTACCACTCCAGATTGAGATAATCCAATCCGACGGTTTTTAAGCATTTTAGCGTTTGTTTCTGGCCAGTGTGTGTTGGAAAGCGTAATTGTTTTTCCGTAAAGATACGCTAGCTTGAGAGTGCGGAGATAATCCTCTAAATTGTCGTGCTTAGCTGGGAATGTCTCCACCAAGCAACAAAGCTCCGCATCCTCTAATTGTTGCTCAACGCAAGGATTGAAACCAGCAACATTGACATCGTCTAGTCTTTCTCCGTCTTTAAAGCGACCACGAGTTCGAGCATTGTCAAGCCAGATGTAGCCTGGCTCTCCATTCTTTTGTGATTGTGCAGCGTGCCAAGTATAATCCATTCCCACAAGAGCATTAAAGGAGTTATTGGAGCCCCAGCGGTGATGTCTGAGTTTCTCGGAATCGTTTTTCATCTCTAAGTAGTGAGTGTCATCATGGCGACCCATCGCGAGAGCAGCTGAACGGCGAACGTTGCCGGCCACAACACAGCGACCAATAAGGTTTTCGGTATCAACAATATCTACTGACGAGATCGGTTCCCCGACCTTTTTAGAATATAACTCGATTATACTCTCGTGCAACTCCTTGAGTGGTCCGTGTCCAGAAGACGTGCCTCCAAATCCTTTGATTTCGGCACCTTCGGGCCTAATTGCTGAATAATCAAATTTTGGTACCTTAGTTCCGAATAGAAACCCATCCAGTAGTGTGTGTACAGAATCTACCCAGCCTTCGCGTGAATCGTCAATAATTAATGTATCATTGGTGTATAGTGGTTCACAGATAGTAAGAGTTCCAGCGCCTTCGGTGTCGAACCCAACGCCGATACCGACCATCAAAGCATCCATCATCCACGCAAAAAGATAACCTCCTTTTGTGGATAAATCCTTGGTTGAACGAAACGCACAATTAAATAGTCCAGCCGCAGTGCGCTCCTCAATAAACTTGGTGCCCATCATCCACAGGCCGCGGCCCGGGGGAGTCCATTTTAGATTGAATAGGCGATCGTATGCTTCTTTCGCGGTCTTCTGTGCTTTAGCATCGTTCCATTCAAGTCCCAGAGCAAATACATGCTGCTTTTGCATATTAAACATTCCTTCGACAACACGACGACATGTCTGCCACCACTCTTCGGTGCCAGTGGCTTCAGGGTCAAATTCATTTAACCTTCTAGCATATGTTCGCTTAAAGGTAATATAACCAAGCGGACCCCACGGTACCTCTAGATCCCTATAGGGATCAACAAAAGTGTCTGACAGTCTAAATCTGCGTATGTTGTCTATTGTTCTCATTTAATTTGTTTCCTTCTTAGTTTCGTGTATTTTTGTTTTAGTAGATCTTTCTGTTGTTTTTGATCAAGTGCTACCGGTGCTGTAACAACACCACTTGGTGTGTTTTGTTGTTGTGGTGTTTTCGGTAATATTTTTATGTTGACATTCGAGGTATCCATAAATATATTATACACCATTCCATCGGGTCCGTTTCTATTTTTTGCAATAAATATTTTACCTTGATTGTTCTGCTTATCTTCAATCGTACGTGACACTGAAAGGATAAAATCTGCAACAAAGCATTTATTGAACGCTTCCGAGATTTGCTCCATTGTAATAACTTCTGCACTCAGACCAGAACGGTTAGTTTGTGAAGCCGTCCAGATGGGGCACTGGAATTCTGTCGAGAGTGCTCTCAGTTCTTCATAAATAGAGCCTAACTCTTCTCTTTTCTCCTTTCTCATTTGGACAGGCTTAAGCAGATCCGCATAATCTACGATAACCATTCCAGGAGTAATGCCCCGCTTAATAAGCCGAGAAAGATGTGCTCGGATTGTATTTGTACTAGCAGATTTGGTAGGGTACTCTTTGACAATAAGAGATCCATCGATGTCTTTAATTTCTTCATATACTTCCTCTTTAAAGTTAATTATATCAGATAATGGATATCCTGTTATACAACTATCATACCTAGTTGCAATAACGGTATCTTGAAGCTCAAGAGTGTAGTGAACAACCGTCTTGCCTTCTTTGAGTGCTTGTGAACCTAGGTGTACAAGTACCATTGATTTTCCTGCTCCGGTTGGTGCAATAACAACCCCAAGCTCACTCTTACCTAGGCCACCGCCAGTAATGTTATCGATCTCGCTCCAACCGCTAGTAACTGGTCGGCGAAACTTTGGCATGAAGCGCTCTTCAAAATCAGCCATATAATCATAACCAAAATTATTTTCAGAACCAAGCTTAAGGGCGTCGTTAATTGTTTTTGAGATTTCATCAAAAGAACAGTTTTGGAGCAGACCCACAGAGGTTATCATTGCTTCTTTAAGATTTTGTTTTCTGCAGAAATCTAATGAGATTTCTTTAATATAATCAATGTCAGTGAGTTCGCGCTGATGCATTCTTGTGAAATAGTCTTCTACTTTTTCTTGAATCACCTCATCCTCTTCGTCAAGCTCCGTTTTAATGATCGTGAGCATCGCATCTACAGAAGGATGTTTGTTGTAGCGGTGTCGGAATTGCAGCATCTTTTGAAGAAAGACGCGCAGATATTCTAACTCAATAAAGTTAGCGTCGAGCACTTCGGTGATCTGATCGGCAAATGGTCGATCTTGAAAGATAAGCTGAACTAGTCCCTCTTGGAAGGCCTTCCCGTACCTCCCAAAGTTTACTTTTTCTGCTTTCATCAGTACCCTCGCTTAGTGTATATAAGTATACCTGATTTTGTCGTAAAGTCAACCATAAAATTAAAACATTTCTACTGCGTCGTCAAGACACTCATTAGAAATCTTGTTTAAATGTGCCTTTAGTTCTTCCCAATTTAACTCACCAAATCCATCTTCGCGCATGAGTTTAATAATCTCAGTTTTGTTAAAATCGCATTCAAAATTTTCTACAGATTCTTTCACATGTATTTTAGCCTGAACTGACATCTGTGGAGAGTATAGTTGCATCATTTTATAGTTATGCTCAATTAGGTCTTTTGCTTCTACAACATTAGTAAAAAACTTTAGTTTACTATCTTCTGATTTAGCTTCGCAGTGCCCGATCACATCATCAATGGTGTACGTTTTTGACTCCGACAAGAAGCCAATGCGCTTAGCGATTGTCTTAAATCCAGCACCTTTCACGCCCGGCAAGTTATCGGAGGCGTCCCCAATTACTGCGCGCGCTAGCGCCATATTTGTGGGGTGGATTCCTGTTTTTTCAACAATTCTTTTGGAATTCAAGATCTCATCTTTAACTGGGCGCCATAGTACTGTGGTATCATCACAGATTTGCATAAAGTCATTATCGTTTGATACAATAATTTTTTGCCAGTCTGAGAAATACTCTAATGAGCAGACGTATGAAATCACATCGTCTGCTTCAATCTCAGGCAGCATTGTTTGAATAATTGGCATATTGTTGAGGTACTCAACCACACGACCTTGTTGCCAAATCTTGTTTTGCAATTCTTCGTCGTCTGTTAAATTATGTACAGATCTGTTCAGTCGAATTGGCTTTCTTCCTGCTTTATAATTTTTATCCATTGTCTTGCGCTTTTTGGAGCCATTGGGACCATCCCAACAAACTACAACCGCGTTTGGTTTAGTTTGGCGCACTAATTTTTGGAGGATCTTCACAAAACCCTTTAGACCTCCAATAGGCTGTCCGTTTGTTGACACTGACGGGTCTACGATATAGGCCCTCAAATATGCATTCAGTGCGTCTACAATTAATACTCGCTTCATACTGCCATCCTTTGTTTGTTCATTGTATCACGATATTCTAATAATGCAAGCTCTTTGTGCTTGGCTTCGATCATAACATCAAGATCGTGACCGTAATCGCTGAATGGGTTACGAATCATATCTGAGTGTGCTTGAGGCTTGATCTTGGGGTTGTTGTGCTCGATAGAGCGCGATTCTGCATAGTGTACGACTGGCTTAATATCGCCCCACGTAGACAAGGCTAGCTCAAGTGCTTCTTGCTCGGACTGACCGCCGGGGTGCAACATGTGATGGTGATAGTCAAATACAATCGGAATGCCGATGCGCTTGTAAACACCGTCATACAATTCTTTGGTAGAGTATAACGAAGCTTTGTCGTCGTTCTCGACCGTAAGGCGAGAGCGCACATTGTCAGGTAGGCGATCGAAGTTGCGACAGAAGTTGTCGAGAGCAAACGGCTTGTCACCGTAAGCGGCACCAACGTGGATATTGAGCTTGGCATAGGGTGTCTGCGGCAAGCCGATAAGGTCGAACAGGTCGCCGTGCACTGACAAGTCAGTCTTGGTAAGTTTGAATACACGCTCTTTGGGAGACGCTAGCTTGTTGAACGGACCGGGATGTGATGTGATACGCATACCGTGCTCGCGAGCAAAGTTACCTGCGGACAATGCGGCTGCATGGATAGCACCATAGTTGGGCATGTCGCATAAGTCATACTCGCTAGCCCATGGTACAATGTCTGATGACAACCGATAGAAGTAAATGTCGTTTTCTAGATTCCACTGCAGAATTTTACGCAGGTCGCGTAGATTTTGGAGCGCAAGCTCTGAAGCATAGTCAATACCACGTTCTTGGAACGTGCGTTTGATCATAGTTCTGTTAGTTGTAATACGCTGTGACTTGGGGCGGTTTGAGAACCCCATGTTGATACACGCATAGCCATAGTTTCGCATGAATAACCCTCCTTAATTGATTATATCTTATTATAGCCAATCCCAGAGGGAAAGTCAAGTACTTTCTTTAAATTCGTGCCACATTTTATCTCTTCGCGATATTGCTGTTGCAATCATGTGGTGGAGCCTAGCCCAATCCGGATTTTTAGACAAAATTCTTTCTGCAATCTCGCCAGGCTGCGGAAAGCCTTCTGGAGTGTGTTCCAGGGACACGTTTTCACAGGCGCCACACATATCGTGATGAGTTTTGCTCATTCTTTTACAGGAACGGTGAGATCTTCTTGATCTTCATAATATGTGCTAGCGTCACCTTCACGTTTGTCGAATTTCTGAACAATTTCTTCGTCCATAATTTTAATAACATGCGCTCGGAACTCTTCATCGGTCTCAATAAGATCAGTCCACTTTGATGGCTGAAATTTCTTCGTATATCCATCTGGTGTCGATAAGGTGTACCAAGCACCTGCGGACGTTAGGCTATCCGCCCCCTTGATGGCGTCAAACCAACTCTCTTCGTCTCGAATACCAATTTCGTCAGTACCCCATAAAATTCTGAAAGCACATGAGCGACCTTGGGTACCAAAGCGGGATTTTTCTAGCTTTACTTTAACTTCTGAGCCAATTCTAAATCCTTTATCATCCTCGATGAAGGAGGATTTTGCTTTTCGACCAGTAAGCCAAATACGTAGAGAATACGCATAATGCATAGCTTTGCCACCAGGAGTAATATAAGGCGTTGTCATAGCAATAATACGCGCTGTCGGACCTTGTGGAATATTGGTCTTTAATTGATTAAGAACGATGAACGTTGCCTGTTTATCTGCTAAGGGGATTGTCAACTTCGACATACCCTTGGCGAGAATGCGAGCCTTCACGGCCATTGACGATTGTGGGTTGAAGTCACCTTCAACGTCCGAGATCGATGGCGTAAAAGCCAAAGAATCCCAGATTAAAACTAGTTTCTCATCAGTAGCTCCAAGAAGCTCTTCAATAGTCTCCAATACAAACTCGACAGAGGATGCTTGAACGTACATTAAGCGGTTTAAATCGCACCCTGAGCGCTCTAAAAAACTTGGGTCGATTGCTGATTCGGAATCAAAATATACTACAAGCTTGCCCTGTTTCTGGGCATTTGCTGCAATCTGTGCGGCCATATAAGATTTACCCGTTGATTCAAGACCTGCAATCTCCGTCACCTTCCCTACTGGGATGCCAGCAACGCGGCCTTTACAGATAATAGAATCGAGCCACCGGGAGCCTGTTGGGATCCACTCCTTAAC